TGCGTATAAAACTGGAGAATTTAAAAACCCATGGAATTTAAAATCATCTCCAGCTGCGACCCAAACCCGATAATGTATATCGGTCTCAACGTTATTTATTAGCCAAAGACCCTCGGCATAAACATCGATGGAATTTTGGAGGTAAGTCGAGCCGACACGAAAAGCCATTGGATTTCTATCGGGACACCTAACTTCAAAATAGGGTGTATTTCGTGTAACCCACGACTGGGCTCCCCTACTGGTGGGGAGATACCGTTGACGCCCTACTACTGGTGTTGGAATTGGGCCAATTCTACCAAAATCATTACCCATCGTGACAATGGTTTGGACATTCGTATCTTGTGGTTCTAGTTTGTAAGAATATGATCCCGTCACTCCAAAATAAGCTTGAGATAACCAACTCACAAAACTCCATTTCTGGGAGCCATTACCAAACGCGATCAAGTCGGCATCTGTTGGAGCACCTGGTTGAACCGGAATGGAAAAATATCCATTATGTGTCTCGTTTTTAGGGAAAAATTCCCAAAAGGCAACACTCCTTTTTGCCATTTGCTCCGCTGTCGAGAAAACTTCCCCAAAGGTCGCAGCAGATTGTAGACCATTGCCAATTAAACCCTCGGGAATAATCTTCCACCCATCCAACACGGACAAGTTTGGTACACCAACACTAAAATTCTCACCGGCTTTGATCCACACATTGAGATACGGATAAATTGGAGTTGGACTTGGTCCAGTTGGATTAACCAACGAGTAAGCGACGATTCTCGTTTCTGGTAAATGTGGAATGGAATTATCATTGGGAAAGAATTTGAATTTCTGAAAAGGGTCGGTATACAAATATGGAACCACTATATCCATACACGTTGTCCCTGCAATCTCCATAACATAGGTAATAAATTGGCCAGTGTTCGTTGTGGGAAATGCCAAAGGAGCTACTGTTCCGGGAGGGACGATCACAATCCCAATTCTCCATCTAGTCATTGGACTGGTGATAGCCTGGACACACACATTAATGTCACCAGTCCAATATTCAAACATCGAGGCAACAAAGGAGAGAGGAGTGGTAAACATGGGTCCGGCTGGTCCTGTTCCACGCCAGGCTAAACCAGGGACTATTGCTAAGGGCTCATTCAAGGTCCAATCAGACTCAATCATCACAGATTTGGACATAATCGTGGAGAGAGAAGAATCACCATCCGAATCCAAAGGAACAACTCTTTCAACATTCCTCAAAGCTCCAGGATCCGAGGCAAAAGTCATTGAAAAATCCGGTTGCCCCGACATTAAAGCAGGGTTCATAGAAAACCGAACCATATTATTGGCAAAGCTCTCAACTGGTGGTTTAGAAAAACCAAAATATTTGGCGACCTTCGATCCAGCTCCGAACAGAGCCCCTACTGGCGAACTCCAAGCAAAAGGCATTGCAGAAGATATCACCGACGCATATTCAAGCAAACGCGACAACGCTCCACCATCGGCTTCCAGACCCTCTGGAATAACTCTATCCAAGGTGACGTTTGTATAACTTACGTAAATTTGCAAAGGCAGAGTGTCAGGAGTAGCTCCTGTTGCCAACTTGGCTGGGTTAATGACACCAATATACACAGTCCAATCGAATTCAGTGGAAATATTTAAATACTCTCGAGGCAAAGGAAAAGGTAAATCAAGCTCATAAGTACTCGTTGCAGACAAGTCAATATCGATATGAGGCAATTGGGAGGTGAGGGTATAGGAGAGGGCTGTGTTGAGGAAGGTAATTGGTGGGGTAACAATACTTGTCTCATACGGTCCATGGATGGCTCGATTTGGGTATGCATACATTCGGAGCAATCCCATATATTGTGTTCCTCCCGTAACAGACACTCTAATTCTTGCATCACCCCTAAACAACCCCCATTTTGAGAGGAAACTAGAAACGGCAGGGATTGACTTCCACTTACTAAATGCCGTAAACTGTCCACCGGTGTCTGATGAATAGGTGTCCACAAGCCGCGGACGCGAGAAGAAATGTTCCAAACTAACTTCTTCACTTTTCTTCCTAAGA